GTAATAAGATTATAAACTTCTTCTACATAGGTATCTTTAAATTCAGGACATATCTCTGTGTAAAGAGATTCTTTTACTGGTTCCAATCTTTGTTCTTCGACATTAGTGGTATCTGGTTTAGTCCAATATAGACCTCTTACATTTCCACCGGTGATACTGTTCTCGTCATCAGGAATCCTGTTGACACATATGGCATTAAAATCTCGTAGCGATATATCGTCTGTACGAAATCCTAATTTGGACCTAAAATCAAAGTAACATTTACCTAGACGGTCTATGTCAATTGATAGTGGTACTTCATTATAATAAGTGTTACTCATGCGACTATTTAGGCATTGCCATATGAGACTAAATAGTGTATTATATACATGTTATGAAAAAAAGGATATTATGGAAAATTATATTAGAACTTATGATGAAGTATTAGATAGGTCTATCTGCAAACAATTGATTGAGAAGTTTGAAATCAATAAAGACCAACACATCAAAACAGAACTTAAAGGTCATAGACAATTTACAGAAATCAATCTGAATGAACATGAGGATTGGAAGAATATTGTTGCTGACTTATATCAACATCTTACACCTTATGTAAAACGATATGCTAAAGATGTAGGTATTGGACCAACACAATGGCCTACTCATTTTGGGTGGGAACAAATGAGAATGAAGAAGTATGAACCTAATGATAGAGATGAATTCAAGGAACATGTAGACGTAGGTAACTATGAAACCGCTAGACGTTTTCTTGTGTTCTTTTTATACCTTGACCATAACGAAGAGGGTTGGACTTCATTCAGTAGTTATGATATGAAGATACAACCAGAAAGTGGTAAACTGTTAATGTTTCCACCTACGTGGACATACTTACATGCTGGTCATAAGCCGGTGGATAAACCAAAGTATATCTTAGGCAGTTATCTCCATTATATGTAAGTTACACATTTTTAAGAAAGTCATCTAGTACAGTATTCTCTTTAGTTACTTTTGCTGGTGGTGATTCAATAAAGAAGAACAATAGAAAGAACAATACAGTGACAAGAATGCCTAATAGGAGTAGTGTTACTCCTTGCGATAAGTCCATATGATATTTATAATGAAGAATATGGTAGGAGTATCAACAATACATTCCTTTCCTTTACGTAAACATTATATCTTATATGGTGGATTTAAAGGAGGCTCTTTACGAGTACCTTGGATAGTACAACGTATTTGTTGGTATCTATATCGACATAGAGTACACTCGAAGAAGAAGTCCGATTTCCTCTAATTCCGATTTCCAGGACCTTGGAGGTCCTCAACGGAACTACACCGTTATATAGTATACTTCAAGCACACTTGTAGGTGCGACAGAATAAACTACTATATCTATTTCAACCAAGCAATACGTTTACCATGCTTCTTACGATAGTCGTATATCTCAGTTGAACTTGGATATCTCCATGCCCATATTCCAGTAAGTAGACAAGTAATCGCCAACCAGTAAGCACCAGTTACACTACCATGAATATACAATAGAACAATACTGAAAGACATCATCAATATCATTGAGATTTTTGCATAAAGAGGAAAGACCCTCTTCTTAGTCCAGTTAGTTAGAAACTTACCAAAAACTTTATGGTTGTATAACCATGCATGAAGACGTGGGTCACTCTTCGCAAATGCCCATGCTGCTATTACAATAAAAATTGAGAATGGTATACCAGGGGTTACCACACCAATGTAAGCAAGACCTACACATAATAGACCTAATAGTTTATACGCTGTTCTTTTCATCTTTGTCATTCTCTATCTCCTTCGGGTAAGACTTAAACCAATCAAAGAGTACGTAACCGTCATATGTAAGTTTAACATCTAATGTTTTAAATTTTAATTCATTATATACTTCTTCACTCATACATAGAGATTGTCTCAAATGCATGACTTCTACGTTGAACGACCCAAAGAAATCTTTGTTAGATGGATTTACACCATAGAGAACTGGATTACTTGTATTAGGTATTCTGTTAACGTGTGTATACTTTACGCCTTGCCACTTCTTATAGAGGTCACGTAAAGTCCATACTGCGTCATTTGTGAGTTTGATGGAACACATTCTGTTCCCTGCTACATAGCCCATTGTTTAATCATTCCTTTGTATCATGTTAGTATCAATTCCTGGAGACATGAAAAATACCTCCGAGGATTCCTGTGGTAATATTTATAACCTTAAATAGATGTTTAAGGGACGTTATTGCATTTATAGTTTAGCGAATCACTTTTATTCCGGTTAAGCGCTTTTCTCTGGTGGCCTCCTAAGGGTTCAAGTCTATTGTCTGGCCTCTTATGATACTTGCCTTTGTGGTGTTCTGTGTTCTTGTCTCTTCTACTGTCTCTAAGTAATCGCCTGCAACACTCACTGTCATGTTACCACCTACCTTGAGGTTGTAGTCACCACCTGCATTGACATTTACCTTGCCCTCTACGGTAACTAAGTTAATATCTCCAGTATCTACTTGTATGTTAACACTGGCATTTGGCCCTACTTGTATGTCATAGTGGTTGTCCTTTATACCACTCTTATTAATGTAGACCTTATGACGGCCATCTAGTGTGACATCTGAATTGCCTCTGATTTGGGCTTGACTATTGCTTGAAACTATGGTATAATGGTTGCCCTTTATTATATCTACCTTATTACCTTGCGAATCAATTTCATATGAGGTGCCACTCTTATGCGCCTCGTATATACGTTCATTGCCTGAGGTGTCATCATACTCTCGTATATGGCCACTCTCTGTCTCAGTAACATGGTTAAAAGGATAAACGGCCTGATATGGAATCGTAGGTTGGTCCCATGTATCCGAATCACTTGCCTGCATAATACTTCCATCAGCTGCGACATCTACGTTAAAGTCTGCTGTTGCTATACCGGTGGTTCGTGCTAGTTTACGTAATGTCAAAGATAAATGCTCTGACTGACCATTAACCGCCAACCTATTTACATCCGTCTCATTCTTATACTTAGGGTAAACACCGTTAGGGTCATAGAAACCCTTAGAGGGATTAGATAACTCTGAGGGCTTGCCAGGTAAACTGCCTAATATCACTGGCTCTTGCATTGATTCGCCATCTCTAAAGTACCCAAAACACCACGTTCCCTCTACAAGGAAAGACGGAGACTGACCGAGGCCAGATATCCCACTAGATGTAACAGGCATTACCACTGAGGCCCAAGGCAGGTCAACCGTAGGTAGAATTGCCTTGTCGTCTGTGTGGATTCCTATACAACGTACTCTGAGACGGCCGTTATACTGAGGGTCATTACGGTCCTCTACCACACCTGTGAAGTGGTAAAAACCATTTAGTCCTAAAAAATTAGTGTCGGCCATTTAAATTCCTGTTCATATATGTTTCCTTTTAAAGCACTCACTATACGCAATATCCACCTATTTACGAATATCATACGCAAACCAAATACGTTACAAAACTTATTAATATTATTATATAGGTCAATGGTTTACCTCTACGCAAACCATATCTATTCAAGGCCACTCTAAGACCGCCTCTGATTGGTCCTTTGTCTTCAAACTGCTCTGAGTTAGGTGTATTACCTGCTAATTGTTCTTCGAATGTAGTCATATTCATATCATCACTATCACGGCCTCTCTTGCCTGAGAGATATGCTGGTTGTCTATTCTTTTCTTCCATTCTCTGCTTACGCTCTGAGGTCATCTCTGTTACAATCTCGTATATCTTACCTATCATATCTTCTTAGCCTTTAACTTGTNNATTCTCTATGTTANNCTCTCTATCATGGTGATAACGGCCAGCCACTGTCGGAAATCGGAAGTTATACCTCATTATAATTCTATATTACTAAGAGTTTTACTATCCTCATCATATATTGTACTGGCGATTGACCTATCCGGAGATTCTATCTGAACCTCACCTGTCTCTATAGGATAAGGTGTTCTCACACTGTCTTTCATACAATGTAATACCATGTCATGTTTGCCTGCTTCCATTGATATAGTGTGTTTAATACTTCTTAATAGATATCTTCCACCTTGATATGGATTACTCTCTTCTTTACCATCTAATACAGGTCTCATCAATGGCATATTGAAATTAATGATATCACCTGCACGTAACATTGTATTACCATTTACCAATAACAATACGTTATTCTGATTGAGTAATGCATTTTGACTGATTTGTTGTTGTACTAGTTCTTTCTGAGGTATATCTTCATAGTCATTATGTTTCATTGCTGTCTCACTCATTACCATTAGTTTTGATAATGGCATTTGTGATAAATCTTTACCTGTGTCGGCAAACTTATGTAATGGCAATACCATTTGGTCATCTGTTTTCTCACCGTCTCTGTGGTCTGTATGAAAATGATTCTTAAATGATTCTGAATAGTCAAAGTCTGTTGTCTCTATTTTCTTATTGAAATGGTCTATAGTCACCAACCTACTGGCATATGCGCCTTCGTTGATAGTATACTCCATGTCTATTGGATTGTGTAACTCGTATCGTTTTACACTATTCATTCCTTCTTCAACTTTATCTTTACCTAAGTTTTGGATGCCGTATGAATATGACCATCTTGCCGGTCTAGCAACTGAACCACCCATTGCCAACATTGATTCGATTGAACGAAAATGAAAACCTTGTGCTGTCTCGTAAAACATATAACCTGAGTTTGCGTAAAGACTTGACCTTGCTTGGTCACTTAAAAAATCAATCGTGTCTATAGGTTTTAAATTAGGTATTACATTCTTTGTGTTTGATTTAGTCGGTTCAAAGAATAGTGGTTTTTTAGAGTTTAGATAATTCTTTTGTCGTAATAAGTTATCTATTGCGTCTTCAATCACGCCTTCAAATGCTTGACTTACTCTTGTAACGTCATTGAAGTATGCCTCTGGTGATGTGAAATGAATCTTATAGTATTGTCCTCTACTGTGACCATCATCAATCTTTACCTTTTCAATCTTGTATATTTGAAATGGCACGCCTTCGTCTTCGTTAAATGCATAACCAGGCATACCAGGTGTATTGAATTTAAGTATAAGTCTTTCTAATCCGGTAAGAGGTAATACTGTGCGTACATCTTGCGTATCATAAACTGTGACTGCGCCACTTAAAAAGTGTTCTGTAATATCTTCTATGAGTTCTACTTGAATTGTGATAGGTGCAATGTCCATTGTCATTGGACCGCCCTCTTCAGCATGATTTCTGTAGGATATTATCTCTACTTGGTCTAGGTTGAAATCACCTGCGTTTAGTAATGCGTTATTATATGCCATGTCATTATCTTCTAATCAATTTTTGGTATTCAGTGATGAACATATCAAGATATTCAGGCGATAGTATTTTAATCTGTCTCATGTCATCTTGTAATCTTCTTTCGTATTCAACATTTGATACTGCCTCTGCACCAACATAGTCTGCGTTAACCTCTATTTTATGCGTCCAGTAGTCACCAGGACCATCTCCCTTTTGTGTTCCTGATGATTGCGTCACTTCGTAGTGATGTATTGCTTCAGGATTAGGATACTTGTCGTATACAAATTGTTGAAATGCGTAATCGCCTAATGGCCATTCGTAATAAGGGTTAATTATATCATTTGTAAGTAATACAACCCAATGTAGACTTGCTTCACCATATATTTTGAAAGCAACGTCTTCGGCAGTTTCACCATTCTCCACATCATACTTGTCAAACAACATGAAGTTGTCTCTTATTTTACTACGCACCTTGATACGTCTGAAAATGTCAGGCACTAGTTTAAAGTTGCCATTGCCTTCTAGGTCGTATTGTATTTTAGGTAAATTCTTAAAATATGCCATTAATATCCCATTGCTATGTCTTGTTTGGTTATGTATGTGTCTTCTACAAACGATAGTGATAGTTTGTAATGTACTGGAGCACCGTTCTGAAAGAATGAAGTTTGTCCTTCTGGACCGTAATCAACATCTACCTTGGTACAATAACAACTTGCTATCTTGTTAAGATAATCATTTGTGCCACCATTGTGCATGTATGATATTGAAAACTTGTTAGGTGTTGCAAAGTAACCTGAACCACCTTGGGCGGCATAAGATGGCGCTGAATGAAATTTAAACATCCAAATAATCTTATCTACTTCTTCTAATTCTTTCTGACTTCTAGGCCAGAAATCAAAAACATATTCAAAACCTCTAAAATCTGGTGCATTGTAAAACTGTTCTTCTCTAGGATTTATTGCGATACCTTTACGTTTCATAGCTATTCTAACGGGGTCACCGGCGCCGGCCAGAGTAACTAATTCGGTAGCTAATTGTTTTGCATACTTACCTGTACCGCCAACTACACCATCTAATATTGCAGTGATTTTACCGGCACTATCTTCAGCTGCGTTTGCATTATCAATAGCATTAAATAAATCACCTGATAAGTTTGTTGCTTCTGTTTCGTAACCTTGTCCGTATGATACTTTTATTCCAGGTGGCATGTAAATTGATATTGCACCTGAAGTTACAAATGAACCAGGCAATCTTGAATCAATTGAACCACTAGTGGACAATGATTTTGTTTTTGAATTTCTTGCTTTTTGTGTTGTTGATTTGCCACCGCCAGTTTCACTTGAATTAAGACCTGTTGAGTTTGAAAAATCAGCCGTATCATATGATTGATTTGCCATACTACGACCAACAGTAAATATCATGTAATGTCCTAACTCTGCACTACCAAGGTCTAATGGATAAGAACATGTATTAAATGTTAATGGGTTTCTTTTCAATTTCTCTTGTGGACTATC